TGCGGCAGTATTTCGGCCACACCGAAAAGATCGTCGGCCAACGGGTCGGTATGGCCAGTTTCGACGTGGAGATCGCCGGCAGCGGCACCGCTGGCACCGCTCCCCGCTGGGGCCGGATCCTGCAGTGCTGCGGGTTCGGTGAGGCGGTGGTGAGCTCCACGGTCGAATACACCCCGGCAATGACCAACATCAAGGGCGTGTCGCTGGACTTCAATAACGACGGCCTGCGTAACCGACTGCGCGGCTGCCGTGGCAATGCCACGTTCAACCTGGCCGCTGGCGAGATCCCCAAGATCAGCTTCGAGCTGATGGGCTTCTACGTGGATGCCGCCGATGAGGCCCAGCTCACACCCACGTTCGGCAACCAGGCCACCCCGGTGATTTGCAGCGGCACCAACACCACCCCCGTGGAAGTGTTCGGCTACGCCTCGGCGTGCATGGAGTCGTTCAGTCTGGCACTGAACAACGAGATGCCCCTCAAGCGCCTCATGGGGTGCACCGATCAATACCAAATCACCAATCACTTGCCCTCTGGTGATGTGGTGGTGGAGCTGCCCACCATCGCGGCGAAGAATTATTTCGCCCAGCTGCTCGATCGCAGCCGTGGGGAGATCAGCTTCCAGCACGGCCAGACCGCTGGCAATATCGTGGACATCACGATGGAGCATTCCTCCATCTCTGGCCCGATTACCTACAACGATTCCGACGGCGTGCAGATGGCCACCATCCCCTACGAAGCCGAAAGCACCGCCGCAAACAACCACCTGAAAATCGTGGTCAAATAGGCCACGCCTGCCCACTCGCATTACCCACTGACAACCCATGGCATTCGTTCTCAAGCAATCGGCCAGCTACACATGGCCGGTGCCCCTGCTGATCCCGACCAACGGCGGCCGTCGTGAGAAGCACAGCTTCGATGCGGAGTTCAAACGACTTCCTCAGAGCCGGATCAACGAGATCGCCAAGCTGGCCCGCGCCACTGAGCTGGGCCGGGCCAGCGAGGATGACATGCTGGACGACAAGGCCGCCGCACGGGAGATCCTGATCGGCTGGTCGGGCATCACCGATGACAATGGCAAAGACGTCCCCTTCAGCGAGGCTGCCCTGGATCAGCTGCTGGAGATCCCTACCATCGCCGGGCAGATCATCAAAGCCTGGTACGGCTCGATGGAGGTGGCGAAAAAGGGAAACTGACGGGCGCTGTCGATCACTGGTGGCACGGTGATGGCGGCGCCAATGATGATCTGTTGGCGGACCTGAAGGCCTACGGGGCAGACGTGAGCTGCCTGCCCGAGGCGGTGCAGAACCCCAAACAGTTTGAGGTCTGGCCGGAGCATGAGGACGCGGTGATGCTGTTTCTGCAGTGCCAGACTCAGTGGCGCGTCGGCGGCTCTGGCGTGGTGGGCCTCGACTATGGCGTGGTTCTACAGATGATGGATCTTTACGCTGTAAGGGACCGGCGCCAGACCCTGGAGGATCTGCAGATCATGGAGTGCCGGGCCCGGGAGCTGATCAACAAGGCGGCTGAGCCGAAGCCTGTCAAAGGAGGGAAGCGGTAATGGCCATGAATATGGAGGCGGTCCTGAGGATCGCGGCCAAGGTTACCGGAACGCAAGAGATAGGCGCACTGCGCAACAATCTGGACTCTCTGAGCCAGTCCAGCGGCCTAGCCAGAAAAGCCTTTGCCCAGGCGCCAGAGGAGGCCAAAAAGGGCTGGATTTCTTCTGCCGTTCAGGTGGCCGGCCTCACGGCAACAATTGGCGCGTCCGTCATGGCGGCGGTCAGGTTTGAATCTGCCATGGCCGACGTTCGCAAGGTGGTGGACGGGCTGGAGACGCCCGCCGCGCTGCAGCAGATCAGTTCTGAGATCCTGGAGCTGTCCAGTCAGATGCCAATCGCGGCCGAAGGATTCGCTGCGATCTACGCCGCAGCCGGCGCATCGGGCATCGCTAAAGAAGAGCTAAGGGATTTTGCTGTTCTGGTGGCCCAGGTTGCAACCGCCTTTGAGATGACGGCAGAGGAAGCCGGTCGGTCGCTGGCCAGGCTGCGCGTCTCGCTGGGGCTGTCGAATGAAGAACTGGCCGCGCTGGCCGACATGATGAACTACCTAGAGAACAGCACCGGGGCTTCTGCGTCCCAGCTGGTGGAATTCATGACGCGGGCGGGCGCAATGGGCCAGATGGCTGGGCTGACAGCCGGGCAAACAGCTGCATTTGGCGCAGCGATGACGCAAGCCGGGTTTGAAACAGAGGTTGCCGCTACCAGCTTCAACAATATGGTCAGGGCCCTCAGTCGTGGCCCATCCATGACCGAGCGCCAGGTAGACGCCCTGCGCCGGCTGGGGTATGAGATGGCCAGCTCAAAGCAGATTGAGTCCGAGCTGACGCGCGAGGCTGAGACTGCAAGCCGCCGCCGCGTAGACGCTGCCAGATCGCAGAAGGATCAGGTGCTCCGCCTAGCCCAGGAGCAAAGCGACCGCCGGATTGAGATCGCCCGCGACGAAACCGACCGTCTGAGCCGCGAGATCAACCGCCGATTCCGCGATGAGCTGACAGTGCTGCAGGACGGCTGGGAAGATCAGGCCAAGGCGCAGGAAGACGCCCTCCGTGATCGCACTGACGCGCAGGTCAAGGCGTTGCAGCGGCAAGAGAGAAACGAGATTGATCGTATTCAGAAAATCGCGCAAGCCCAGAAGACGGACGCCACCGCTGCAGTGGACCGAATCCGTGATGCCTATGAGGCGCGGATTGACACTGTGCGAGATCAGCTTGATCGAGAGCTAACCGTGCTGCGCCGCTCGCAGCGCGATCAGCAGCAGCAGGTCCGCGACCAGCTGGACGACCGCCGAGAGCTGGAGCTCAGGGCAAGCGCTGAGCGACTGAATTTGATCGAAGGCCAGGAAAAGGCATTCCTAGACAGCCAGAAGGCCACAGCCGAGAATCGGTTTAAGGCAATTCAGGATGCCGAGAAGTCATTTGTCGAGGATGCCAAGGCCAACGCAAAGACTACGGGCGAAGAACTGGCCAAAGCGTCAACCCAAGGGTTTGCCGATCGAATGGAGAAAGACGCGATTGGTACTATCACCGAAGTGCTGAACAAAATCAGCAACTTGCCAAGATCGCAGCAGCTGTCTGTCATCAGCGACCTATTTGGTGATGAGGCTAGGGCGCTGTCTCCATTGATCAACAATATAGGCGAGCTTGACAGGATCCTCGCGCTTTCCAATGAAAAAACCAAAGCAGCGGGTTCAGTTCTTAGGGAATACGTCACTAGAAGCGCAACTGCAGAAAATCAAATCAAGTTGCTCAATAGTTCTTTCACTCAGCTAAGAATTGAGCTGGGCGAAGCCTTCCTGCCAGCGCTCGCGGCCTTGCTGCCGCCGCTGACGACAGTCGTCAAGGCCGCCGCCAGCTTGGTTGAAGCGTTGCAGCCTGCGATCAGGGCTGTTGCCGGTTTGGTGGCGTTTGGTTATGTGGTGCCTTCCATAGTTTCGTTTGTTGGCGCTATCAGTGGCGTTGTGGCAATCTTCTCTGCTACCAAGTGGATTTCGGGATTGGCATTACTGGCTGGCTTGCCTGGCCCGATTCGACTGCTGGCTGCAGCGTTCACGTTGCTAGGTGTCGCGGCCAGCCCGCTAGGCCCGATCCTCAATGCCGTGGTGATCGGGCTAACTGCTCTGCAGTTCATCAACTTCGCCAAGGGATTTATTGCCTTCATCCCGGGGACCATCGCCGCACTGACTGGATTTATCGGGTTCCTGTCCGGCACAATGGTGCCCGCCCTGCTGGCGTTCTTCTCAGGCCCCGTCGGCTGGACTGTCCTGGCCGTTGCCGCCGTGGTGGCCATGGCGGTTGCGTTCCGCAAGCCGATCATGGAGTTTTTCGGGTGGCTGGGTGGCGCAGTCGGCGACGGCTTGAAGGCGCTGTGGAATGGGGTGGCGAGCATCGTTCCCGCCAGCCTGGAACTGATCGGTCGAGGCGTTGAGGCCTGGGGCGCTGAGGTGCGCAAGATTTGGAGCGGCGATTTCTCCACCCTGCAGGGCATTGTGGAGACGTGGCGGGATGCCGTGGTGGCCGTGTGGAACGCCATGGGCGAAGCATTCAACACGTACCTGGTCGAGCCAATCCGCAACACCTGGACGGCCCTGACCGAGTTCCTCCCCCGCGCCATGGAAACCGTGCGCGAGCGGGTGGT